CGGTTGTTCGCGGGCACAAACGATGAGAAGGCTCGTTTGACGAAGGCGCAGGCGGATCACCGAGAGCTACTTGTTCAGAAGTTGGCGGACTCGCTTGTGCCTCTTGAAGACGTTGAGAGCACGATCCGAGAGTTGTTCGTGTTGCTTAGAAAATCCGTCATGGACCAGCCTGGGCGTCTTGCTTCTGAGCTAGCCAACGAGTCGGATCGATCTTTAGTGCGCCAAATTCTATATAATGAAGGTCGTCAAACGATGGACGCGCTGTCCGATCTGGTGGTTAATTTTTGCGATATAGAAGAGGATGCAGAAGAAACAGAACGATCTTTTGAGCGTTCAGTGACTGGTGAGAACGGGTACGAAGAAAATGACTCGAGTACGAGAGGCGATCAAAAGACAGACACATCTGCTCCATGTCCAGGAGAGGATAAGCCCGTGGAAGTGGGCAGAGGAGAACAGGAGGCTACCTAGCGCAAGTGCAGAGCCTTTCCCTTCTATAACAAGCGGATCGCCATGGATTAGAGAGATCCTCGATAGAGTGTCCTCAACCCGCCACAATAAAGTAATCTTTTATAGAAAGTGAGCCGGATACATTCGTCGATTAGGAGGGAAGCCCATCTGCTTCGAGTTCCGGAGAGGGTAAGCCCGTGGAAGTGGGCGGAGAAAGATAGGAGCTTACCCAGCGGCAACTCTGAGCCTGGGCCATATCGTACTAGCAGAGCCCCTTGGATTCGAGAGATTCTGGATCGGGCATCCTCAATCCGGCACAACAAAGTAATTTTCTGCTGCGGCTCTCAGCTAGCCAAGACAGACGGTGTTCTCATGAACCTCTTGGGGTGGCGCCTGTCAATCGATCCTGCCCCTGTCATCTTCTATGCCCCGACCAAAACGCTCGGGCGAGGAATATCCAAATTCCGCCTGGAGCCAATGATAGAGAGCGTCAAGGCGCTAAAAGACGGGCTCAAGGGCGGTCACGACGACACCATATTCGAGAAGATCATCAACGGACAGCGTTGCGGCATCGGTTGGTTGGGTTCTAAGGCTCAGGCCAGGAGCTACAGCGCGCCGTTGATTTTGATTGATGAGCGCGATGCGATCCCACAGATTACTGCCGAGGGCGACGTCGTCGACGTGGCTAACGCTCGCTCTGCCAGCTACCCGGACAGGATGTGCGTGGTAACGAGTTCCCCACTAAAGGGATCGATTCGAAGTGCCGTACGGGAAGACACTGGCCTAGAACATTGGGTTGTCAACCCTGACGATGAAATTGAATCGCCCACGTGGCTGCTGTGGCAGAAGGGTACGCGGCACGAATGGGCGTGGCCTTGCGTGCATTGTGAAACCTTTTTCGTGCCTCGATTACGGCTACTGCGATGGGGTAACACAGAAGACCCTAATGAGGCCGCAGACAACGCCCACATGATTTGTCCTTCATGCGAGGAGAAGATTTACTACTCCAGTGTGGCGACGATGAACCTGGACGGGGTTCACGTGGCGCCTGGGCAGCGCGTTGTCAAGGGGGCTGTCGTTGGGGAGGAAGCCCCCAATCTGATTTTCAGTAGCTGGGTTTCCGGGTTGGTCTCTAATTGGATAGACTGGGCGGAGCGCGCCCACAATTACGTAAACGCGAAGATCGATGAGCGGCGCACGCCCGGCGCACTTCAGGCCTTCATGAATGTGGAAGGTGGGGAGCTATACCAGAAAGACAAGCAGACGATCAGCGATGTAGGGATCAAGGCATGTATGGCGGATTACGGGATGATGGAGGTAGATGAGCGAATCACGGTGCTTACGATGGCCGCTGACGTGAGCGCAAACAGGTTCATCTACATCGTTCGAGGCTGGGCGCCGGACTACACTTCTTGGATGCTCGATGCTGGGCTGATTTTTGGGAATACGGATTATCCGCACGCCTGGCGCGATCTGCAAGAGTACATTGATGAAGCTGATTTTGGGGGCATGCCATTGCGCCGCATTGCTGTTGACGCAGGCTATCGGCCGAACAACACCTATGAATTCGCGCGCCTGAATCGAGGTATTGTTCACCCGGTCATGGGCAGCAATAATCAGAAAAAGCTGTACGCTACAAAGCCGGTAGATGTTGATATACGTGGTAAAGTTGTCAAGCATGGTGCTACACTTGGCGTATTCAACTCCAATGTGGCCAAGGATTTTGTCCACAGCCACATCATGTACGAGCAATCAGAGCCCGGAGCATTGATGGTCCCTAGAGATGTTCCTGAGAACTACTTCAATGAGATTCTTGCCGAATACAAGATGACCAAACCATCTGGGGAGGTGGTGTTCAAGCAATTGCGCAAAGATAACCATTATCTTGATTGCGAGGCGATGAACTACGTGATGGCTTATAGCGCGGGCATTCGGAGAAGACGGTCAAGGAGGGGTCCTATTGCTGAACCAGTCCCCCAGCAGCAGGACTCCTCGCCTCTCGTACAGCCTGGATCTGATTGGGGACAAGGCATCGGGGGCGGATGGTGAACGAGCCGAGAAGCTTCTGGCAAGGCGATACGGTAAGCTGGTCGGAGTCGTTCGATGAATACCCGAGCACCGAAGGGTGGGTACTGAGCTACTTCTTTTCCCGTGCCGATGACAGCAGGGAGGTCATCGCCGTTGGGCAGCCCGACGGGAGCCATCTGGTAACGATCACCGCTGATGAAAGCCAACTATTCCTTGCTGGTCAGTATCGCTGGCAAGCACGCGTAGCCAGTGCCCCCCAGAACTACACGGTTGGCTCGGCCCCCATTGAAGTAATCCCCTCCCTGAATGCCCAGGTGGAGACGCGAACGTCTTCTCAGGTAACCCTCGATGCGATCTCTGCGGTCATGGAAGGAAAAGCGAGCAGGGATCAATCGAAGATATCGGTCGGCGGTCAGTCACTGGACCGAATGACATGGGAAGATCTGCTGAAGGCGCACCAATACTTCTCTAACAAAGTAAAACGCCAGCGGGTAGCGGCGGGAGAAGATTCCGCAGTAACCGTGGGGATATTCTGATGAGGTTCATGGAAAACCTGGCGTCGCTATTGATGCCCTCGCCAGCCGTTTACCAGCCGAAGAGGAACGAGGCTGAGGGATTGCCAACAATAAAGGCGTCCTTCCCTGCTGGCCAAATCACCAGCACGACGTCTAGTTGGAACACCGTTCCGCAATCCCCGAACCAAATCATCTTCCAGGAACTGACGGCGATCAGAGCCCGGTCCCGGCAACAGTACGGCGCATCCGATTACATCAAGAGATACACCAGGCTCGTCCGGTCGAATGTTGCAGGGCCGGAGGGCATGGAATTTCAGAGCCATGCAAGGTCGCCTGACGGGAAGCTGGACGTCGATCTCGGCAAACGGGTTGAGCGCGAGGTAAATCGTTGGCTGAAAACGGGGGTCGATTTTTACGGAGAACAGGAGTGGCCTGAATTACTGTCAACGATCATGACGACCCTCCCAATCGATGGGGAGGTTTTTGCGAGAATACGTACCGGACGTGATGCGGGGCCCTGGGGGTTATCCGTCCAGCTAATCGACGCAGAACTGATAAATGTTAGCGATTTCAGGCAGCTTCGAAACGGGAACATCGTTCGATTCGGGATCGAGTTTGACCGTCAAGGCCGACGAGTTGCTTACCACATATCGCCAAATTACGGATATGGGATTTACAGCGGAATACAAGACCCCCAGCGTCCTTCGAAGATTATCAGGGTGCCCGCGAAAAACATGCTGCATGTGTTTGATCGTGAATACGTGGGTCAACTCCGCGGCATTCCCTGGACGGTAACGGCGATCCCCCGCACTTGGCAGATGGAAAAGTATGATGAAGCCGCGCTCGTCAATGCCAGGTGGGGGGCTGGGAAGATGGTTTTCTTCAAGACCCCTGACGGAGAGGGTCAATACTCGAAGGCCGATGGGGACAAATGGCCCAACGGATACAAGGTCCAGAAAATGGTTCCAGGGGCTACGGAGGAGCTTCCGCCTGGAGTAGAGCCAATCGGATGGGATCCAACCTACCCGAACAACGAGTACGGTGCATTCTCGGAAAGGAACCTTCGCGGGGCATCGGCGGGTCTCGACGTATCGTACGAGTCCATAGCGAACGACCGCACGGGGGTCAATTTCAGCAGTATCAGAGCGGGAGTAATGGAGGATCGAGAGACCTGGAAATCACGGCAACGATTTGTCAATCGAACATTTTGTGACCCGTTGATCGAGCGGTTTTTCTCGCTCCAGGCCACAAAGCAAGGGTCTGTCTTCTTTAATCCAACGCAATATCCAGAGCAATTCGAAGACATTACGGATCATAGCTGGCAAAATCGCACATGGGCTCCCATTCAGCCCGTGCAAGACGTGACGGCATCGAAGATGGAGATAGAGATGGGCGTCAAGAGCCGGGCGCAGCACATGCGGGAGATGAACCGAGATCCTGCTGATACGTGGGAGGAAATCGCCAAGGAAGGAAAGATCATGTCAGATCTTGGGGTAGGAGAGCCAGAGCCAGGGTCAGCAGAAATTGAGGTGGACGACGATGCCGACAGATAACATGCTCTATTTCGACGGCTCGATTGACAGCACATCGGTACCCGAAGCGGGCGATGAAGTTCCAGGGCCAGATCACGTTTATTCGGCGACGTTGTCTTCTTCGAAGCCGGTGGATTTTTTGATGGGCGGGCGCAAGGTAAAGGTTGTGCTCGACCATTCTGACGGGGCTGTCCGAATGGGCCGCCTCAAAGATGGTGCTCCGATGATCGTTAATCATGACGCGGACCGCCTCGCTGGACACGTTGTTGCGTCGACATTGACCAATAACCAGATTTTCATTGATTTCCAGCTCTCCGGGAACGAAGAGGGTCGACGGGAAGCGATGATGGTCAAGGAAAAGACCAGAAGCAAGCTGTCGGTGGGGGCTGAGCCATACACAATTGTTCCTGAGGAAAGGGACGACGGTTCGGTTGTGCTTACTGTGACCGATTGGGAACCGCTTGAGGCTTCTCTTGCGACAATCCCGCGCAACGTGGACGCCAGGATCATGCAAACGATCGGGCGAAATTTCGAACTGCATCTTGAGGACAAAATGATGCCAGAAATTCTAGAAAACACCGGGACTCAAGATGCGGCGGCGCAGGTCCAGGTCAATGATGCGCTCTCGGGCGTTCGGATCAATGAGGCAAGGGAAGCTGCTCGGACTCAGGAAATCGATCGTATTCGGTCTATCACGGAGATGGGCCGGATACACGATGCGGCTGGTGATGCACAGAAGTTCGTCAAGGAAGGGAGGGGTCTAAGCGAGTTTAACGCCCACCTTTTGAAAAAAATGGCGGATGATCCTGATGAGCCTTCTGTTCAGCGCGTGCCTGAGAATAGCGCCTCAATTGGGATGTCTCCCCGTGAGATGAAGCGATTCTCCTGGGGGCGCATTGTTCGGTCTCTCTCCTTCCCTGACGTGAAAAAGCACCAGACAGCGGCTGCCTTTGAGCTCGAATGCTCGGTAGCGGCCGCCGAGCGCATGGGGATTACGCCAGAAGGCATACTCGTGCCGAACGATGTGCTTACCTATGTTGGGCAAGCCGGAACGGCCGGCGAAAACCAGGAATGGGTAGGCACCGACACAGTAGGATTTATCGACAACCTTCGCAACGCATCAATTTTCGCCCAGTTCAATCCGACTATTTTGAACGGGTTGGTCGGCAACGTCTCTATCCGGAAGAAGACTGGGTCGAGTACGGCGTACTGGACGGCGGAGGGGGGCGCAACAACTGCCTCTAGCATTCTATCCGGCAAAGTACCGTTGTCCCCTCGAAGACTCACGACGGAAAGCGCTTATGACAAGCAGTTGATTGTTCAGACCGATCCCAGCGTAGACGCGATCTATCGAGGCGACATGGTTGAGACGATGGCGCTGGAGTATGACCGCGCGGCATTGTACGGATCGGGCGCAAACAGCCAGCCAACCGGAGTTATTGGACAGACAGGCGTCACCAAGCTAACCGATTATCCTCTGGCCAACCCCGGACCGAGTTGGTCTGAAATTGTTGGGCTGGAGACTGCGGTCGCGAGTGCAAATGCGGCGGTCGGGAATCTCGGCTATGCAATGCCGGCTACTGGCCGAGGGCACTGCAAAACGCAAGCGAAATTCACCAATGGCGACACCCCAATCTGGGAGCCGAACAACACCGTTAACGGCTATGGCGTTGGCGTCAGCAATCAAGTCACGGACCTGCAGTATTGGTTCGGCAACTGGCGTGATCTGATAATGGCGATGTGGGGTGCTCTGGACATGACGGCAGACCCCTTTACTCGCGCCTCCTTCAATGAAGTTCGGCTGATTGGGATGATGTACGTTGATGTAGGCGTGCGTCATGGGGAGAGCTTCTCGTACATCGAGCGATCTGCGACCTAACCATGTCGGAGTTCGACGGGCACGCTGCGGACATATGGTCGGAGGTCGAATCCGTGTTCGGCGATCAAGCCACTTGGCGCAGCGAAGCCCACCAAGATGTCCAGCTCGTCTTGGTAGCGGATTCGGACTACGAGACGATCGAGACCAGAGGGGGCGAAGCGCTGGTGGTGGTGAAAGCTCAATTGGCTGATCTAGGCCGACGCCCGGCCCCTAATGATCTGATTGAAGTGCAGTCCGGAAGGCTTGCTGGTCACTACGAGTTTTTCTCCATTGTTGAAGATGATGGCTATTCGATCAGCGTAGCGCTCAAGGCGATCTGATGCAGGTTACGATTACGGGCACCGACAAGACCGCCAGGAAGCTTAGAGACCTCG